GTTACCCATATTCTATCATAACTATCAACATCAACAAAAGTTGGTTCTACGAAATTTTGAGAATCGGACGTACTATTTATAACAGGTTGATTAGCGTTATACCAGTTAGAATTCATATTTGGAATTTCATATTCCAATATACTACTACTTATATCTAAAACATCTATGATTTTTCCAGTAATTGTATCTATGTGAATAACATATTTATTATCATATAGTGTTATCCATACATTCAATTTAGAATCTAATACTATTGATTTAGGTGAAAGTTGATTGTTAATTATTGGATTTGGTAAACCAAATGTTTTTGATGCGTCACTATACGCTTTTAATAAGTTTATGGAAGATAAGATTACTCCATTTGAGTTAATTTTATACAATAATCCAGAATCACTCTCTACAGCCCAAGCTTGTGTTGATGGATATGGTATAGGTGCTATACAATCTATTGAATGGAATCCAGTAAATGAATAAACATCTTCATATACATTGTTTACTTTTCTATTATCCACAGGAACCAATGGCATATTGAAACAGAAAATATTGGATTTTAACATACCCTCATCTTCATTAAAAATATACTTTGGATTATTATATTCCAATAAATTCATTTGACCCGCATTCGGGTTAGATAACCATATTTTATTATTAAAATTATTACCTTCAAGGTCTGGTGTGGAAAATGTTGATATTGCCGATAAAGTCAAAACAGTATCAATTGAAGTAGCTACATTGAAATATGTTTTGCAAAAACCGGGAGAAATATATTTATATTCATCTTTATATTTTAATTTTATATCTTTTGGAAAATATGGTTTTAATACATCTCCATTACACCTAATATCTATATCTTGTGTATTAGTATTTGATGGTAAATTTTTATTAAATGTATAAGATAATAAACCATTTCCCTCATAAATTTCTTTTTGGGGATTTGGATTCCACTCAAAATCAAAAACAACGTTTTGTGGAACCGGAACCCATCGTGGATTGATAAAGTCTCTTTGACCAGTTTCTGATATTTTTATATAATCTGGATCTCTGTATAAAAATACATGGGGTTGTTTTGCTATAGATAAAGGATTGCTATGATCTGTGTTTTCTAAATGGAATGAGTTTTGAATTCTATATGAGCCAAAGTTCTTGTCAAAAAAATCTATACCACTTGTTTGTAATATGGCAATAATTGTAGAATATTTTTTATTTTTAATTGCTAAATCGTAATTGTAAATATCATCAACAAAATAAAATTCAGCATAACCACTAACGCCGATAAAATTATTTGTGGGAGTGTTTGTGACATTTCCTTTATTATCTAAATACAATTTTGTATCAGTTGTGACGATGTTATCTATTTCATTTAAATTGAGATCTAAGAATCTAACCTCTGGTCTTAAAAAAGACCATTTACTTTTATATTTTTGTGGTTTATATGATTTAGAATATTTTGAATCTAATGTAACAACATGTTGATTATCATTTAATGATGTTATAATGACGCGAAATGGATAACGATTAATATGACCAGCATAAGTTGATGGTGGTGCATAATCAAAGTATATTGATTCGTTCAATTTCAGATTGTCAATTATTATGCCGTTCATATTAATAATCAGTTAAAGATAATATACCAGAAGAATTTATTATTTTTATCTTATTAATTAAATTATTTAAATTATTAAAAACCGGAAATTGAAAATAATCCATCTTTATACTAAAATTATTTGTTTTAATATCTAAATCCGGATAAGACTTATTCCAAATGACCATTGATAATCCATCAAATGTTGTGTTAATATCTTCTCTATATGTCTGTACTTTCTCTACACTATCCAGATTGTTTATACTTGTTAATATTTCATTTATATTTATAATTTGACCAAATTTAACATTTTTTGCATCAAAATAATTTTTAAAAATATCTATAACTTCATTTATAATGCCAATGTCTGATTTTTTTGAATTTATTTTTTTATAAATATACAAATAATTTTGATCTAATTGATCTACATTTGGTTTTTCGTTTAAAAACGGAACAAAAAAATCAAAATTCATATAAACTGGGTCCATGGGAACAATATCACACGTAATTACTTTTTTATTTTGCAAATCATTTATTATTATTTGTTTTTGTGATGATGATATATATCTTTGAGTTCCATTTATTGGTGTCATGTAGATATAAACATTATTAAAATTACATGAATTAGAAAATTTAACTTGATTGTATAATATTGAATCTGATAGTTGTGGTGATTTTAAACCAATATCATACAAATACTTGATATGTCCATTAAGATATTCTTCGTTACTGGCAACATAGCAGTCTGAAAAAATATTTGAATAATTATTTATAATATAATTTTTAAAATCATCAATAGTTATAAGTCTTTGTTGCAAAGAAAATGATTTTGGAGCATTTTTTCTAATATCTTCAACGGATTCTTCGGCTGTAGATGGTGAAGATGGAAAATCATTGTTTAAAAAGATTAAATCTATATTTATACGACTTAATGGTGTTGAATTATATTCAACCGTATCACTAAATATGTTTTGATAATTTAATCCATTGAATAATGATATTTTTGAAGTTTTTAATGAATTAGCAGCTATAGTATTTGCGTTTTCGTTTATCTGTAAATAATAAACAATTACTTCATCTCCGGTTTGTAACTGTTTGCCATTTATATCATCTCCAAATTTAATCTCATAATTTTTATTTGGATTATATCTAACCTCAAATACCTTATCTGATGATTTGTTTAAAAATAAATTTTCACTCCTCTCCCACTTTTCCCATTTTAAACTATTAACTGGTTTTACATAAACATCTATGTTGTTGTGATCTATAGATATTGTATTATTAAAATTTAAAAATAATATTTCATTTGATGCGCCCAATGCTTTATATAATGGGTATTCGTTAAATTTACCCTCAAACAAAAATAAATCCGTATCTTGATTCTGTATATTTGATATAGAATTATTTAAACATGTAAAATAGATATCTTTTGCAAATGAAAAGTTTAATGAGCCAATTTTTAAAAATGAATATCTTGGTAAAATATAGTTATCATCCGATAAACTAGAATTCATTTTAAAATTAACAGTCTGTGCCATTTTTCCCTTTGGATTGTAATTTAAAATTTTAACAATTCTATTCATGTTTTCATATATTTGAGATTCAGAAAACATTGATTCGGAGGACGTTTTATTTAAATAATATAATAATGTATTAAATGTATAACTTATTATATCTAAAAAAGATGATAGATTTGATCCTTGAAAATTTTGATCTGTGAAAATTTCACTCTCATTTAATTTTTTAATAAGCAAATTGTTTATGCTTGTTGGATCAAATGCAATATAAGAATTCTTGTTGTTTGACATATTTAAAATGAAATCTGACCTCCTATTTGGGCTACTATATTTATAATATTTTGTTTGTTTATATCAAGTAATGTGTAATAAACTTCTATTCTATATAAATTTGATTCAAAATCTGGCGTTACATTTATGTTTGAAACGCTTATTCTTGGTTCATATTTAGTTATACCTCTTAATATTTCATTAGCAATTGCTCTACCATTAGTTGTTGTTATTGAATTAAATAAATATTGATCTAATGATACCCCAAAATCTGGATTTAGAATTTTTTGTCCTTTTTTAGTTGTGAAGATATTTCTTATTGAATTTTTTATAGCTTCTAAATCAACATCAACCAATATGTCACCAGTTTCTACTGAATTTAAACCCAATCCAATATTTTCACTAGCTTTTAGGTCTAAATGTAAATCAACATAAGTTGAATTGGGTGAATATACACTATTTATTAGTGTTTTTTCGTTATAAACCTTTTTGGGTCTAATTATATTGTTGAAATCGATAACAGCCATTTGAATAATACTTATTTTAAAAATCGTTAATTGTTTTATGATTTTGAAACATATAAGAATAAGTATTCACATATATATGTCCAAGTATAATAAATTCGATACTCTTTTAGAAACAGCATTTTCT